CTGCAGTGGCATGGCGATCTCTTTCCGGTCCTCTACTCTGAAGCATTTCAGCTTTCTTCCGATGATGTTGTGATTGAATTCCACGCCTACTCCGTCATCGTCGCTGTACCAGACTCCGTGCAAGAATGGGACTCCGGCCCATTGTCCGATCTTATCGCACATCACGATTCCGTATGCTTCTTCCTCCGGGCACCACACTGGCTGTCCTGCCATCTGTTTCAATTCTTCGATTGTTAGCTCTTTCATGACTGCTCCTTCCTGAAAAGCTCGGCCAGACGTTCCTTGATGCGTTCCCATACGACCGGTCCGATTCCCTTGACGCCATGGAGTGCATCCTCTACGTCCTGAAGCTCCACTCCGGTCACGGATGCCTCTCCGTCAATGAATCCGTTCTTGTAGACGTCCGTCAGGAAGTCTTCCATCTGCTTGTGGTCGTATCTCTTGATATCTTTGTATTTGGTTCGGTTGATCAGGTATCTATCCTCGGCTCTTTTCATATTCTTCCACCTCTCTGATTGCTTCCTCTGGCCAGCAGACGAACGCTGCGGTTCCGCCTGCGGCCTGGATCATTCTGGCTGTCTGCTCCTGCAGCTTGGATCTGATTCCGACGACTGGACGCTTGACCTCAAATCCGAAGTAGTGGCCATCCTTTATGAACATGACGTCCGGGATGCCTGCCTGGCTGTATGCTCCCTGGGAGATCTTGGCCACGAAGGCGTCCGGATATCGTTTCTTCAGGGCCTCCTTGATCTTCGTCTGGTAGTAGCCTTCCTTCTTGATCAGCTTCCGAAGCTCAGCCAGCGCCTGCTTCTTAGTGCTTATCTGCTTTCTTTCCATGAAGGAACGCACGAATTCGTTTTCGTCGAAGTTCTTTTCGTATTTCTCTAGCACGCTTCTTTTCCTCCTTTTCGGCCATCATCTTTCTGATGGCCTCGATCTGCTCTCTGTCGTCTCTTTCTGTGTTCATGGTTGCCCTCCTGTTAGATAGGCTCTGCCTCTGCGAATTCTTCCGGATCCTGCGCTGCCGGTTCTGTTCCGAGGTAGACGTCTTCCGGTTTCTTGTTTCCGGTGTTGGTCTCCAGGTAGCTTGTGGCCATCTGGTCTGCCATGTGCGTGAACAATACCAACGGGTATTTCTCTGCGGCCTGGCAGTATGTCTGGATGATATTGGCCTCGCTCATTCCCATGTGCCATCTGATCGCATATCGTTCCTCCATGGTCAGGTGGATGAACTCTGACGCCATCATGACTGATTTCTCGCCGTGGCCGTATGGGTTTCTGTCGTTGACTGCGTATACCGGGTACTGCTCCCACTTGTTATTGGCATCCTTGCGCCAGCGCATCTCTGTGGCGTAAAAGTTCACCTTGCAGAGGTCATGGAGCAGCGCCACGATGATGATTGATTCCTGCGGGATGGAGTCTAATCTCATGCCTGCAGTCTGGAATTCCTGAACATCTCCGGTCGTGGTTCCGAGGCCAGCCAGGCAGTCGTAAACGTTGAGCGAATGCTGCAGCAGTCCTCCTTCGTAGCTGGAGTGGAATCTGGTTGACGCCGGTGCTGTGAAGAAGTCTGTCTTCTCCAGGAAGTCGATGAGCTTCTCGATTCCTTCTCTCTTTGTGCTTCTTAATAATTCGATAAATCTTTCCTTGTTGGTCATCTGAATATTTCCTCCGTTTCTTTGTCCTTGAATGTGATCCTGTTCTCGATCGTCAGTCCGTATGCTCCGGCGATCGCTCTGATTGCTTTCATGGCTGCTCTGATGTCATACTCCCTGGTTGCTCGCTTCTTTGCTTTCGCAGCCTCCTTTTCCTCCCTGGATACGATTCCTACTGCCTGGTTGGCTGTCGGATCCGGATATCCTTCCGGGTTGTTTCCCTGGTAGCTCATTCCTGCCTCACCTCTTTCAAGTATTTTTTGAACCTCTCCGTGTCTTCCTTATGCTGCGCATCGATCTCTGCCTGGGTTGGCGGCATCATCAAAGTGAACGATGGCTCTGAAAAGGAAACCCACACGCCTGCCTCCGGATGCCATGTCATGCCTGGCAGCAGGTCGCTTGTCACTTTTCCGTCCGGTTCCTGGTGGATATGCTCCAGCCAGTACGGTGCGTATGCTTCATACTTGACTCGGTCTGTGTAATATCCGCAGGCCAGGTTCTCTGCTTTTGCCAGATTGAATTCTTCAAATACTGCATGTGTGACTTCCTTCTGGTGCCCTGCTGCCTTTTCCTCATCGATGATTTTCTGAATTTGATCGACCATGCTTTGGGCTTTCGCTCCGGTTAAATCTGGACCGATTTTCAAAATTCCGAGCATGATGAGGTGTTTCATGTAAATTTCAAATTGTGCGCGGATTTCCTCTTTCAATTTTGCATAAGGCTTTTTGTATTTGGTTTTCAGGAGTTCCAGTGGCACGTTTTCCCTGTTTTTACGCAGGGTTGCGATGTCCTGGTCTAGTTTTTTGAGGTCTAATTCCACCGTTCCCACTCCTTCCTGTTCCCACTTCTGCATTTTGTGAGTGGGAACGCGACAAACCCTTATTTTACGCGGGCTGCGCTGGGTGTTCCCACTGTTCCCACTTTTTTGAAATACACACCATGTTTTTATAGAATT